CAACTTGACTGTTAGCGATAGTGCAGTTCTTGGTTCTAGTTCTGCTGACTCTCTGACAGTTAATGCAGTTTCTACATTCAATGCTGCCATCACCTCGACCAACTTGACTGCTGACAGCATCAAGATCGGTGTTGATTCTAATAACGAAATCAGCACAACTGCTGGTAACCTAGTTTTGGATTCCTTTACAGGTGAGACTGTTATTGATGATAACCTGACTATCAGTGGAACTCTGGATATTGATGGAACAACAATCGTCACCGACAGTGTATTTGTAAGAGCAGATAATCAACAGTTTGCAGTTCAAACTGGCGCTTCTGTTACTGTCTTCTCTGTTGATAGTGACAATGGCAACACAGTAATTTCTGGCACTCTGAATGTCAACGGTGCTTCTGTCATCGACGACACCCTGAATGTTACTGGCGCTGTCGATCTGGATAGCACACTCAACGTTGATGGTATTCAGACGATCAGTAATGTCACTAACGCATCAACTGGTAACAACTTCTCTGCCTCTGGTGCTCTGCAAGTTTCAGGTGGTGTATCTATCGCTAGGGATCTGGCAGTTGGAGAAGACTTCAAGGTCTATGGTGACTTTGAGGTAGATGGTAACGTCGTCCAGAAAGGTAACCAGGAATTCCGTGGTCGGGTTGAATTCTCCAAGAGTGAGAATCCAACCAGCCTGACAGATGATGCTCCGATTATGGTCACCAATGGTGGCATGACGGTCCTGGAAGACGTATATATCGGTGAGACCCTGTTCCTGGGTGCTAACAATGCCACTACGATCACTATTGATGGTGTAACTGGTAACGGTACGTTCGGTGGAACTCTCGGTGTTACTGGTGTCACCACACTGACAACTACAAATGCCACCTCAGTAACTACAACTGGTAACATTGCATCTGGCGGAAACCTCAGTGTTGGTGGATCTAACTTTATCGTCAGCAGCACCAATGGTAATACAACTACCGCTGGCACTCTGGAAGTTACTGGTGCTACCACACTGATCAGCACATTGAATGTACAAGCAGCAACTGATCTTGATAGCACACTGAATGTTGATGGTGCCGCTACATTCAACAACACAATCACACAAAACAGCACATCCTTGTTCAAGGATAACTTCGTTCTGCGTGGTGCTAGTAAGACTCTTAAACTACAAAATGGTTCTTCTCAGGACCGTATCACTCTTGAATCCACCACTGGTAACATCACTGCTGCTGGTCTGACAACTACCAACTCCCTGGATGTAACCACCAACACAACTATTGGTGGCACCCTGGGCGTTACGGGTCAGATCACTGGTAACGTCACTGGTGATCTCACAGGTACTGCTGATAAGACCGATTTGGTCAACATCACTGAGACTGCAACTTCCAACCTCAACTACTTCATCCCCTTCGTTTCTGTGAATACGGGATACACCGAGGTTCGTACAGACTCCCAGAACCTGACCTACAACCCGTCAACCAACACAATGACGGTGAACAACTTCAAGTCAACCACGAACTTTGAAGTTCAGGGTAACTTGAACGTTACTGGTAATGTTACTTACGGTCAGTCTCAGGTTGGTTCTATCGCGAACCATAACACCGATGCTCTGGCAGAGGGCACCACTAATCTTTACTTCACTGCTGAGCGTGTTGACGATCGTGTTGCCGCTCTGATCTCTGGTGGTACAGGCATCTCTGCTACTTATGATGATGTTGGCAACTTGCTGACACTGAGTGCAGTACAAGCAGATCTGAACACAGATAACTTCACCGAAGGTTCTACCAACCTCTTCACCACTGCTGCTCGCACCCGCACCCACTTCACTTACGGTACAGGTATTGAGCATGATGGTAGTGGTGTTCTGAGTGTCACTCAGTCGGACATCAATACTGACAATGTGACTGAGGGTACTACTAATATCTTCTTCACTAACACTCGCGCTCGTAGTGCATTCAGTGTATCGGGTGATCTTGGTTATAACGCCTCCACGGGTGTATTCAGTGTAACTCTGCCTACACAGGCATCCCTGAATGTTGATGACATCATCACCTTGACTGGTCGTGCTAATGGATCTACTCACCTGGCAGCATTCGCTGGTAGCACCATCTCTGACAACAACACCATCAAGGGTGCTCTGGGTGAGTTGGAAGCAGCAGTTGAAACTAATGCATCCAATCTGACCTCTGCTACTGGCGCTGGTCTAGACCTGTCTCAGAAGTCCACCACGGACCTCTCAGAGGGCACTAACCTCTACTACACCAATGAGCGTGTTGATGATCGCGTTGCTGCTCTGATCTCTGCTGGTACAGGCATCTCTGCCACTTACAACGATGCAGGTAACATCCTGTCTCTGAGTGCAGTTCCTGCCGACTTCGATACTGATGACATCACTGAGGGCACAACCAACCTTTACTATACCAACGCTCGCGCCGATGCTCGCATTGCGCTTCAAGTTGGTGCAAATCTGGATCTGTCTCAGAAGTCCACTACAAATCTTTCGGAAGGTACAAATCTGTACTATACAGATGCTCGTGCCGATGCTCGCATCGCTCTTGCTGCTCCGAACTATGCAACTGCCTCTCAGGGCACACTGGCAGATTCCGCTGTCCAACCCGCTGACAACATCAGCACCCTGACTAATGATTCTAACTTCATCGATGCATCAGGTGCTCCTGTTCAGTCCGTCGCTGGTAAGACTGGCACCGTCACTCTGGTGAAGGGTGATGTGGGTCTGGCTAACGTTGACAACACTTCCGATGCCAACAAACCCGTCAGCACCGCTCAGCAGACTGCTCTGGATCTGAAAGCAGACCTGGCATCGCCTGCACTCACAGGCACGCCTACTGCTCCTACCGCTGCTCAGGCAACCAACACAACTCAGGTTGCTACCACAGCATTCGTCCAGTCCAACCTGACTGCTTCGCTGCTGCGTGCTGCTCTGGGTATCTCTGAGTATCTTACTGATGTTGCAGCAGTCGCTGGTGGACTCTCCTCTGGTGACATGTATTTCAATACTACCTCCAACACTTACGTCCTGGTCGCTTAATAACCAATGGCATCTCCAACTTCTAAGGCAGAACTCAAAGAATACTGCCTCCGTAGACTGGGCAAACCAGTCTTGGAGGTCAATGTATCCGATGATCAGTGTGATGACGCTATCGATTATGCTATACAAAAGTTTCAGCAATTCCACTATGAGGGTGCTGAACGTGTGTACTTGAAGCATCAGTTCACTGCTGCTGAGATTGCTGCTGGTAAAGGAAATACCGATAGCACTGCTGTTGATGGTACAACAATATGGAAAGAACAGAATACTTTCTTGTCAGTCCCTGAACATATTCTCTCTATTGAAGGTATGTTCGCCTTTACTGATAAGGGAACACGCAGCATGTTTGATATTCGCTATCAAATGCGACTGAATGATCTGTACGACTTCACGTCTACACAGTTCTATCATTACTACATGATTCAACAACACCTGGAAAGTATTGACTTTCTTCTGGAAGGTATGAAACCTATCAGATACAATCAGGTGCAAGATAAACTTTATTTGGACTTCGACTGGTCTGAGGATGCACTGGAAGATCAATATGTGATCATCAGGTGCTGGCGTGCTCTCGATCCTAACACATGGACTGAGATCTATAACCAGATGTGGTTGAAGGACTATGCCACTGCAAAAATTAAAAAGCAGTGGGGTCAGAATCTCACCAAGTTCCAGAATGTCCAAATGCCAGGTGGTGTCACTTTGAATGGTGAGATGATCTATAACGATGCTGTTGAGGAACTCAAAATCCTCGATGAGCAACTTCGTACTACCTGGGAAACTCCTCCCCTAGACATGATCGGATGACATGGCACTTAACAGTTACTTTACCCAAGGAACAACAGGCGAGCAAGATCTTGTACAAGATCTCGTCGATGAGCAAATTAAAATGTTCGGCAAGAACGTGTACTACATCCCCAAGACACTTGTCAAGGAAGATAGTGTCTTCGGAGAGGACACACTCTCCAAGTTTGAGGGTGCCTTTGAGGTGGAAGTCTATCTTGAAGATGCTGGCGGTTTTAGGGGTGATGGCGATATTTTCTCAAAGTTTGGTGTCAGAATTCAAGATCAGGTTACCTTCATTCTATCCAAGCGACGCTTTACAGCAGCAGTAGATGACAATGCTCAACTGATTGTAGAGGGTCGCCCTAATGAAGGAGATCTGATTCACTTCCCTATGGTGGGTAAAACTTTCCAGATCCAGTATGTAGAGCATGAACAACCTTTCTTCCAGTTAGGGAAGATCTACACCTGGGGTCTGCGATGTGAACTGTTCGAGTACAGTCACGAAGACTTCAATACTGGCATCGCTGAGGTTGATGCTGTTGAGACTAACTTTGCTAATGCTGTTGGTATCATTTTTGCCGAGGGTGGCAGTGGAGACTTTACTGTCGGTGAGACGGTAACAGGTTCTGTAACCAATACCACTGCCGAAGTTAAGACTTGGGATAGTGCAACCAGAACTCTTGTTCTTATCAATAGAAGTGGTCGATTCTCAGTTGGTGAAACGTATACAGGAAACGACAGTTCTGCTGTCTGGACTACTACATCTTATAATACGCTAAATAATTTGAACTCAGAATATGATCAAAACTATGCTATCGAATACGAAGCGGATCAAATTATAGACTTCACTCAGTCTAATCCGTTTGGCGAATTCGGTAACAGTGGAGGAACACTCTAATGCTAGGAACCTACTCTTACCACGGCGTAATTAAAAAAACCGTCGTTGCCTTTGGCACACTATTTAATAATATCGAGATCCGTAGAACCTCTGGATCTAAGACAGAGGTTATGAAGGTTCCTTTGGCATATGGTCCTAAGGATAAATTCTTAGCACGTCTACGTCAAGTTGGTGACCTGACTCAAAAGGATCAGACGCAAATCACACTGCCTAGAATTGCATTTGAGATTCAAGCAATCACATATGACCCGACAAGAAAAGTCTCACCGACTCAGTATATCAGACATACGACTGGTGACACAACGAATAAGGGTTATATGCCTGTGCCATATAACATCAATTTTGAACTCGCAATCCTGAGCAGAGCGCAAGATGATGCTCTGCAAATCATTGAGCAGATCCTACCATTCTTCCAACCAAGTTTCAATATCACAATGAACTTGGTTCCAGATCTCGGAGAGAAGAGAGACTATCCAGTAACTCTGACATCTATCAACTACGACGATCAATATGAAGGTGATTTCGATACACGTCGTACTTTGATCTACACATTGCAGTTCCAAGCAAAGACTTACCTGTATGGTCCTATTCAGGACAAGAGCGGCGAAATCATCAAGAAAGCAATTGTCGATTACGCTACCGACTCTGCACCCACTGCTCCCAGGGAAGTACGTTATCAGGTTACTCCAAAGGCAACCGAGGATCTCAACAGCGATGGCAACATCAACTCTCTTGATGATGCACTGTTGAATCCTGATGATAACTTCGGATTCAATGAACTTTATAGTGAATTTACAGATGGACTCTCACGAAACCCAGTCACAGGAGTTGACGAATAAATTTGATGGCATCTCTGATGCCCTTGATGTAGACACAGATATTGTGCCAACACAGAGCAAAGGTGAGATTGCACCTGTGGAAGAGTTCGCCTCAACCAAGGAGCAGTTGAAAAAAGACTACGAGTATACTCGTGGCAATCTCTACTCCCTGATTGAAAAAGGTCAGGAAGCAGTTGATGGCATTTTGGAATTGGCACAAGAGTCAGATCAACCGAGAGCATTTGAGGTTGCTGGTCAGTTGATTAAGCACGTCGGTGACGTTGCCGACAAACTGGTAGACCTTCAAAAGAAAGTCGCTGAGATTGAGAATCCCAAGAAGACCAAAGAGGTCAATACCACAAACAACACTATGTTTGTAGGTAGCACAGCGGATCTCGCCAAATTTCTAAAACAGCAACAAGATAAATAGTAATCGTAGGAGTAACGTATCACCATGGCATCTAACGTCGTAACACCAGTGCAGTCTTTGGGTACCCTGACTGACAACGCAGCAACCCCACAGACAACTGCTGGTCATATTGTGAAGACGGGAATCTACCGTATCATCAATGCGGACTCTCATAGCAATCATTTTGCCTGGGGTGGGAATCCTAATGTCGCCACTGACATGGCTATCCATACTGCTGTCAATGGTGCTGAGTTGTTTAATCTTGCCAAACCCAAGAAGTCAAGCATCATTGGTGCTACTGCTGCATCACCTTGCGTCTTGACTGTTGGTGGTGGTGGCACTCCTGCTCACAACTTTGTGGTTGGTGATTACGTTACTATCACTGGTGCTGCTGTTGGTGCTTACAACGTGAGTCACGTTGAGGTTACTGCTGTTACTGACACGACTATCACAATCACTTCTGATCAGTCTTCGAGTGCTGCATTCACTGGATCTGCACAACTGTGCAATAGCATCAAGATTCAGGCGAAAGGTGATACCAACAATGGTCTGACCATGTATATCGACGAAGTACAAGTATCGGGTTGATGACATGCCTGCCAAATCTATCAAACAACAACGTTTCATGGGTATGGTCCGAGCTGCTCAAAAGGGTGAAGGAGCGGCGTCGCCTGAGGTTGCCAAAGTTGCTGCCAGCATGAAAAAGAAAGACGCCAAAGACTTCGCCTCTACCAAACATAAAGGTCTACCAATGAAGAAAGAAGAATTCATTAACGAAGAAGACTACGATCGTATGAAAGATCGTCGTATGGAACGTGGTGGCGTTGGTGGAAACAATCGTTATAGTCGCCCTCCTGCTAAGAAATTGAGCAACGCCGAACTGGGTATCAAACCTGGCAAGACCATGGCGCAGAAGGAGACGGAGAAGAAGTACGGCAAAGGTAAGTCTGCTCTCGATATTGTGAAGGCACAGATTCGTGCCAAGCATGGTGACAAAGCAATCGTGGACACCAAAAAGAAGAAGGCAAACGAAGGTTATGCCCCTGGTGATGTAGATCAGAAGGTTGGTGCAGTAACTGCTATTCCTAAGAAAGAGCAGGATGACGCTCGTGCAAGAATCCTTGCCAAGACCAAAGCAAAGCGTGAGGCACGCCTGAAAGAGGCTGCGATGGTTAATGAAATGCCTTATCAGGTCTATGGTTCTCCCGATGGTAAGAAGGAGAAGAAGATCGGCAAACCTGTGAAGAGCAGAAAGTATGCTGCTGATAGGGCATCAGAACTAGAAGATACCCACAAGAAGACTGGTGGTAAGTATCGCTCGGAATATACAGAGGAGACCATCGTTGAGCGTGGTGACTTCTGGCATCCCGATCCTGAGAAAGATAAGAAATTGGGTGGTCCTGGTGCCAACCAGCGTGCTCGTGAAGATCGTGCTGCTGCATCCAAACCCAAGGAAGATCCTAAGAAACTGCGTCCTGGTGAGTCCTACATGGACTATGC